CTGCAAATACCTACATCACTCGTCCAACGCGTCATCGCATTGTTAACGACGCTACAGCAAGGGAAAGAGCAGGCTACTGATGTTGACATTAAAAAATTTACACCCCTACCAACAGCGCCTAGTGCAAGAGAGCAAGACTCAGCCGCACATGGGTCTGCTGATGGACATGGGGCTCGGGAAGACAATCACGGCACTGACAATACTCAGCCAACTTGAAGGCAAGACGCTGATCATTGGCCCAAAGGCCGTCGTTAAAAACGTTTGGAAACAAGAGGCACAAAATTGGACACACACAGAAAAGATGAAGTTTGCCCTGATCGTGGGGACACCACAGGAGAGGATGACAGCGTTGCGGAGCGATTCGAACGTGTATTTGATCAATGTCGAGAACGTGGTATGGCTTTTCGAGCAAGCCTCATTGCCTCGATGGAAGACATTAGTGATCGACGAATCAAGCAGATTCAAGAATCCATCCTCCAAGAGATGGAAGAGCTTGAAAGCACAATTGAAAAGCTTCGAGCACAGGTACATCCTGACAGGGACCCCAACACCCAAGTCGTACCTAGACCTGTGGACCCAAGTCGGCATATTGGATTTGGGCCAACGACTAGGGAAATCGATGACTTCATACAAGGAGAAGTTCTTCGAGCCAGAGACAAGAGATCGTAGGACCGGCATGGTGTGGAGTTGGAAGTTACGACCCAACGCCAAAGAACAGATCGACGCCCTGATCGGGGACATTTGCGTGTCCCTGCGCAAGGAGGACTATCTGACCATGCCACAGCGGCAGGACATTGTGCACACCATTGAGTGGGAGAAGGCGGCCAAGCAGGCCTACAACACCATGCGCAAGGAAATGGTGGTCGAGGTGGACGAGGAGACCCTCACCGCCGCGTCGGCCGGCGTGCTCACAGGCAAACTACTGCAAATGACAGCAGGGTCGATCTATTCTGAAACCAAGGAGGTTATCCACATCCATGACACGAAACTGGAATATCTGACTGACATGTTGGAGGACACGCCAACGATCGTGTTCTACAACTTTAAACACAGCCTAAAACGGCTTCAGGGCGCGATTCCTGAGGCGGTGCTACTTGACCCTGACGACGAGAAAACAATCGCCCTATGGCGCTCTGGTAAGGTCTCAGTGCTACTTTGCCACCCCAAAAGCGTGGGCATCGGCCTGAACCTGCAGTGCAACGTGGGTGACACGGCCCAGATTGTTTGGTTCGACCTGCCATGGTCCAGTGAAGACTACCTACAAGCCAACGCGCGCCTGTTCAGACAGGGGCAAGAAAAGCCTGTGATTATTCATCACCTGACCATGCAAAAAAGTATTGACAGTCAGGTCATGGATGTGCTAGAAGGGAAGATCGACATGCAAAACGCGTTAATGAACGCCCTAAAACTTCAATGATTAAAGTAAACGCCACCATCCGCAGGCTTTCAGACGAAGAGCCGGATCCTCTTGAACACGAGGATTCGTCCTCAGAACCTACAACCGGCGGCATGGGCTGGGCGCCGTGGGGGCCAGACACCATCCAAGACGTGTACAACGTCGTGGCTGAGAAGCTGACCCCACAACAGAGGGAAATCATTGAGGCGCACCTGTCGGGGTATAACTACCACGACTTGGCTGTGACCCAGAAGTACTGGCGGTATCATTTTGCGGCGGCTGTTGCCAAGATACGAAAGGAGTTAAAATTGTGAACGGCTACATAGTGGAGTACGTGCACCATGGATGGCCCACCATAGACATCCAGATGGACGCCAAGCATCCCATGTTCGAGAAAGATCAAGACGTGCTGTCAATCTGGCACTTTGAGAGCGAGGAAGAACGGGATTTCATACTGCGGGACTTACGTAAGTTCCGCGAACAACAAAAGAAGGGGTTAGCATAATGGAGCGTGAATTATCTTTTGGAGAAAAGGCAGTCGGGTTGACATTCAACCCTAGCAATTCACACGAGGTTGACAAATGCAAACAAGAGTTTGCCGCAGTCATTGACCGCATGAATTACCTGCGAAATCTTACAGACAACGCTGAAGTCAAGCGCATGGCCAGTGTGGCCATTACAGAGGCACAAACGGCCCAAATGTGGGCGGTAAAAGCAATCACTTGGAAAGGTTAATTATGGCAAATGAAGCAACAAATTTATTGGCATCTTTGGGCGTAAAAGCAAAAGAGCAACGCATTCAGGAAATGGCCGGAGCGGTGACGCGACTGGTTGTCAACGAGGCGTTACGTGAGGCCAAGGCCCGCGCGCAGGTGCGAGACTCAAATACTCAGGTTCAGAAGGTCGAAAAACCGAGCCAAAATGGGTAATTCTATATAGGAAAGGCCGTTTAGGCCTTGAATATAAGGTAACCACCATGGCAACAAAATCCAAATACGAATTTAAACCTGAGATGTGCGACCAACTGATAGAGTTGGGCAAGGTAGGCGCGTCCCAAAAAATGATGTTTGCAAGCGTCGGAATCAGTTCCGCGGCCGCGCAGACGTTTAAGAAAAACCACCCAGAGTTTGCGGAAGCACTGGACATGGCCATCACCCACTCACAGGCGTACTGGGAAACCCAGTTGCTTGCCAACGTGGAGAACAAGGCCTTTAACAGCAGGGTGGCTGAGATCGCATTGAGAGGACAGTTTCCCTCGGACTATCGTGACGACAAGAGCAACAAGCTTGAAGTCAAGGCGGACGTCGTGTTGGATTTTTCTGGTGCAGTTACCGACCTAATTACGGCGCTTAAAAAAGCGGCGTAACAAACTGTCGGCACTTAGCAATAAGTTCCGACATTCCGTAAGCCCCTCTCGGGGCTTTTTTCACCTTTGCATAAAGGAGAGCATCATCGCAACACATGCACTACTCAGTGCCTCAGGGTCCAAACGTTGGATGTCTTGTACACCAAGCGCGCGACTAGAGGCAGTACTCCCCGAACCTAAACGAAAAGCCGGCGCGTTTGACTTCAGCCAAGAGGGCACCACAGCCCACACCATGGCAGAGGCCAAGCTACGCCGTCATTTTGGGCAGATGACGGCCAAGGAGTACAACGAGGCCATTGCAGAGGTCAAGGCAACACCCTACTATGACGAAGAGTTCGAGGCGCATGTAGACAACTACGTGCTCTACGTTCGTTCGCAAATTGGTGAGGGGGATACCCCTTACTTTGAGCAACGAGTGGACTTCAGCGAGTGGGTGCCAGACGGCTTCGGCACAGCCGACGTGGTCATAATGAGCGAGAACAAGGTTCGAGTAATCGACCTGAAATTCGGCAAGGGAGTGCCGGTGGACGCCGCGGACAACCCGCAACTGAGGCTGTACGGCCTTGGTGGTTGGTACAAGTACAAGGAAGCCCACCCCAACATTACCCATGTTGAATACACCATTCACCAACCTCGACTAGACAGCATCACTACCGAAACAGTGACGCTAGACAGTTTGCAAGATTGGGCCGAGCATGTAGTGAAACCCAAGGCCAAGAAGGCGTATGCCGGCCAAGGGGATTTTGTGGCAGGAGATCATTGTCAATTCTGTCGAGCCAAGGCCCAGTGCCGAGCCCGATCAGACTTTAACAATGTGGCCGCGGCGGCCGACTTTAAGGAACCCGCACTCTTGTCAGAAACAGAGTTGACAAAGATACTCAAGGACGCAGGCAAGACACGCAAGTGGCTGTCCGATGTTGAAGAGTTCATGTTGACACAGGCAACGGTCCATGGCATAGTGCCTACAGGTTACGAGTTGGGGCAGTCAAGCACCAATCGTAAAATTGAAGCGCAAGAGGATGCGGCGAAAAAGTTGCAGAAAGCAGGGTTTGATGATATATTCACCACTCCCAGTTTAAAATCTGTGGCACAATTGGAAAAGCAGGTAGGCAAGGGACACCTCCAAGAAATTCTTGGTGATCTGATTGTTAAGCCTGCGGGGGAGCCAAAGCTGGTCCCCTCGAAGTTGAAAGAGGAGTTTGGGTCTTGAGAGCCGCCTATTTTAAAGTGCTCTCGAATTAGTAAACAAGGAGGCCAAGATGGCCAAAAATGAAAAAGTGGTTACCGGTAAAGTTCGTTTCTCTTACGCCAACGTGTTCAAGCCCGTTGCAAGTGAAGAGGGCAAAACTCCCAAGTACTCCGTGTCGGTGATTATCGACAAGAAGGACAAGGAGACTATCGACAAGATTAACGCGGCTTTTGAGAAAGCCAAAGCGGCAAGCGCGGCCTACTTCGGTGGCACAGTTCCAAAGGGCCTTAAAGGCGGCCTGCGTGACGGCGACGCGGAGAAGGATGATCCTGCATACGAGAATGCGTTTTTCATTAACGCAAACACAGTGCAAAAGCCCGGCGTTGTAGACGCTGAGTTGAACGCGATCATTGACCCAGAGGAGTTCTACTCTGGTTGCTACGGCCGAGTGTCTTTGACATTCTACCCATACAACCAACAAGGTTCTAAGGGTATTGCCTGCGGTTTGGGCAACTTGCAAAAGTTGGAAGACGGCGATCGTTTGGGTGGCGGTTCTTCTGCCGCTTCGGACTTCGCGGTCTAATTAGAAAGAGGGTTGTAGCCTATAAGCTACAACCCAATTTGTTTAATATACTGAGCATTTAACATGATCAAACTTGAATTTTCTGTCGATGAAGTTAACCACATTCTCGGCTTGTTGGGCAAGCTCCCCTTTGCTGACGTTAACATGACCATCATGGCCATTGTTGAACAAGGCCGCCCACAAGCAGAAGCTTTAGAAGCCGCAAAAGCCGCTGAAGCAACTGTAGAACCAACAGCAGAGTAACCCCTACCCTGCTGTACCCGCGCCCATGCTCACGTGTGGGCTTTTTTGTCTCTAAAATCTATCACCATAAAATGAATCAATACCA